ATGGAAAAAATAAAAAGAAGCATAGCGTGTAATGACTGTGGTGCTGAATATATAATTATGTATGACGATGAAGATTCTATTGAATATTGTCCAATGTGTGGTTCTGATGGTTTTGATGAAGAATACGAAGATGATGATTTTGAAAGTAATTTCATTGATGACGATTATGAATAATGTGGTATTATAACGGTGAACCATTTACCAGTGATATGATTGAAGACTATATTGGATTCGTATATGAAATTACTGACACTCGTAATGGTATGAAGTACATCGGTAAAAAAGGTTTAATTTCAAAAAGAAAACTCCCTCCTCTCAAGGGAGCAAAGCGAAAGAGAACGAAGATTGTTGAAACTGACTGGCAAGATTATTATGGCTCAAATGAAACTGTCAAGGCATTAGTAGAAGAACTTGGTCCAGAAATATTTCATCGAGAGATTGTTAGATTGTGTAAGTCGAAAGGTGAACTAAATTATTATGAAGCACAACGGCAATTTGAAACAGACTGTCTATTGAAACCTGATGAATATTATAATGCATTTATTGGAGTTAAAATAAATCGCAGTCATCTATTGACAAAGAGTAAAACATGAGTTATAATAATTTTGACTATAAAGATCCACCACATGAAAACGAATCTTGGTATCAATTCCTTGTTCGTAAATTGAGTGAAAAAAGATTAAAAAATGAAAAAAGCAACTATTGAACTATCAACATATGTTGATCTAAATGACGATGGAACATTAAATGTTTTAGTATACACTGGAAATGAAGATGAACCTTCAATTAATCATAATGTAGATTTTTATAATATGCTAAATGACTTACTTGAATCACATCTTGTTCCAGCAGATACTCCATATCTTAAAGAAGATGAATATGGAGAATTGATTGACTCACTGACTGCGTTTCAGAATAATGTAATTGAAACCGTTGCTTCTATCGTTTTAGATGCTCAGAAATATAGAAAACATATAACTACCAATAAAGATGAGGATGAAGTATATCCAGTCCGAGAAGATATACCTGCTGAACTATGGGGTAAACCTATCAACTGGAGAAAATATGATGCTTCTCGGTAAAGTTTGGGGAACAACTGAACCTCTAATTGTTACTCCGATGATTGAAGTTCATCGAATTAAAGTCAAACCACAGATGAAGTGTTCTATTCATCAACATGAACGCAAATGGAATATGTTCTATTGTGTACATGGCATCATGGAAATTCATGTTCGCAAAAATTCATATGATCTTGTTGATGTAACGACTCTTCAGCCTGGTGAATATACGTCAGTTAAACCTGGCGAGTATCATTGGTTTGAAACAAAACTGAATGATGCAGAGGTTCTTGAGATTTATTATCTTGAACCGATTACCGAAGATATCGTTCGTGAAACGGTTGGCGGGCATGCCTGATGTTTCTATAGTATGTGTGAAGTGGGGAACGTTGTACTCTGATGATTATGTTCGCATTCTGAAAGCAATGGTTGAACGTAATACAACACGAGAACATGAGTTTGTTTGCTTTTCAGATACAGAAATTGATGGCGTAGAAACGAAGATGCTACCAACTGGACTAACTGGTTGGTGGAACAAACTGGTACTTTTTGATAACAAGTATAAATTAAATGAACGAGTTGTCTATTTCGATCTTGATACTGCAATTACTGGTAATATTGATTGGCTTCTTGATTACCGTGGTGAGATCATGGGAATTGAAAACTTGGGAACTGCTAATCACAAATATGAAAATGTTGATCAATACCGTAATGTATTTCAATCTGGCGTCCTTGCTTGGAATTATAAGGCGGGGCATGACATATGGAATTGGTTTGATATCAACAAAGAACAAGCACTAAAACATTTCCGTGGTGATGGTGAGATGCTTCATGCTCTTCTCGATTCACCAGACCTTCTTCAACATCAATATCCGAATCAGTTACGCTCTTATAAGTATGAGTGTTATGAAGAAGGATTGCCAGAAGGCACATCTATCGTTTGCTTTCACGGAGAACCAAACCCACATCAAGCTATATCAGAAACAGTCTATCCATGGGGTACAGAATATAAACCTCGAGAGTGGGTAGCACAATATTGGAAACTATAATATGAAAAACATTGCGATCCTTACACCTACTCGTGCTCGTCCAGGACGTCTTGATACATTTGTCAACTCAGTATATGAAACCGCTGCTAATCCCGAAAGAGTATTTTGTTATAATTACATTGACGAAGACGACCCTCGTAGCAAAGCATATGATGATTATGCAGAAAGGCAACATGATAACTCTACAAATCTAGTTGGTGAGTCTCAGTCGGTATCATTATCATGGAATATTCTAGCAAAGTTTGCCGCTGAACATCTTGAACGACCCGCTGATATTTTAATTATGGGTAACGACGATTTAGTGTATCGTACACAAGGTTGGGACACGATTGTCGAAGAAGAATCAAATAAGTTCTCTGATGAGATTTATTGTATGTGGATGGAAGACTTGATTAATGGAGAAAAACATTGCGCCTTTCCAATCGTATCAAAGAAGTGGTATACGACAGTTGGGTATTTTACTCCTGGCGTGTTCAACTTTGGTTACAACGACACATGGGTTTTCGACGTAGCAAAAAGAGTTGGTCGGACTCACTTTATTCCAAACGCCGTAAATGAGCATATGCATTTCACTGCTGGTAAATCTAGCATGGATGATACATATGAAAGAAACCGTACTCAACAACGTGGCAATCTTTATGAAAAAGACAAAGTAATTTTTGAAGAAACGGCGAGTAAACGCCAAGAAGATGCTGATAAATTAATGGAGATTATTGATGGACAAACATGTGTATCAAGCGAAAAGTCAAAATCAACAAAGAAACCTGCAAGTAAAACAACAAAAAAATCTAGTAAACCACGAGCAAAGAAAAAATCAAAAGCATAAAAATACTCGTGCAACGAAAGAAGAATTATTAGCAAAACTCAAAGCATCTCACGAAGCAAAGGTCAATGGAGGTTCTGATGAGAAATGAAGAGTGGATTAAACAAAAACACAAAGAACTTTCTATTCAAGTGGAAACCCTTGAAAAGATTCGAGATAAAGATAGACGTGCAGAAACAAAACAAAAACTCGTTGAACTGAAAAAACAAAAACTTGCATTGAAAGATATGATACATTGAACTGGGCAATATACCGCATACACTATGGATTAGATTTTCTCAAACAGTCGATTGACTCTGTTATCGATACTGTTGATAAAGTTTTTGTAATCTATTCTCTTGAACCTTGGGTAGTCAAAGATACTGTAACCTATCTTGGCGAAGAAATACCTATGCCAAAGTTACAAGAGAATGTTCCCGCATTTATGGAAAAGCATTACAGCAACAATAATAAAGTTGTATGGTTTCGAGAAGAAGTTGGCACTCCTAAGAATCAGTTTCGTTCTTATTATGATATCTGTGTAAGAAAATACGAACAAAAACCAACAAAGGTTCTGTTTATGGAACCTGATATGGTATTCTTCAAGTCTAGTGTTCAAAAGTTAATTGATCAACTTACATTTAGTGATAAGCCATGTCTTGGTACGTTACAAGTTGAACTCTGGAAAGACCATAATTGGAGAGTCCCTGAGAGGTCAAGAATTGGTCCTGTTGTATGGCAAATAGACAGAATGCCTCATTTCTCTACTCATTTTGGTCCGACATCACCAAACTTAGAATATGTTGCAAAAGATATTCGGAACTATAACTTTGGCTTCTGTTTGAATGCAACAACAATGATGTACAAACATCTTACAGCAATTAACTTTTCAGCTGAGATTGGTGACTCGATTCCTTCACAAGAATGGTATCGTGATAAGTGGTTGACGTGGACGCCAGCAACAAGAGACATTGAAATATCAGAGAAATGGAAACATCTGATTCCAAAAGCAGATATATATACTATGCCTGAATTAATGAAAAAGCAAATGGGTTTGTCATGAGTAAAATTTTAAAAACAAAAAATATGACTGAAATTCGGTCGATTGATTTACCAGAAGATGGTGGTACTGTTACTCTATATCAAAATAATGATGAGTTAATTATTCATCGATATGCTGCTCGTGGTAAGGTAGAAAACTGGGTATCAAATTATGAACTCATTAACGAAGATAACGAGTCATCATTACATCCGATAGATACCGAATATGGTAATAAGATTCTCAATCGTATTGAAGCAGGTGAAAATTACTCAAACGTTTTTATCTTCTACACCGACGAAGCAATTGAATCTGTATTGCCAACCGAGAAAAGTTTAGAAGAGCATACCTACACGTCAACAGGCATCAAGTTCTGGCGTCATTCAGAAGCGATGTTTAACTATAAGAACGGTGGTCCTAATACTGTCATCTCAACTCACATCTCGCCAGAAGGTACCTGTAATCTCAAGTGCCCGTATTGCTCTGTGACTTATCGTGATACACACAGTCGCCTTGATATGGAAACGATTCAAGATTATGTAACTAAATTAAAATCACGTGGACTCAAAGCAGTTATTCTTACAGGTGGTGGTGAGCCAACAGCATACAAACACTTTAACGAACTTGTGCGATGGCTTAAAGGTGAAGGTCTGTCTGTTGCTCTGATTACAAACGGAACACTAACAAAACGTGTTGACGATGATGTGTGGAAAATGTTCTCGTGGATTCGTGTATCAATCAATATTTTTGTTGGTTGGGAATATACAATCGGTCTTCCAATGGATAAGATTGACTATGAAAATACAGTGGTTGGTTGCTCTATGGTCTATACAGTTGAGCATGAATCATCAGATGAAGTAATGAGTGACCGTGTTGAACTTCTTAACAAAGCATCTATGGTTGCTGACCGTTGTGGCGCAAAGTATATTCGCTTATTGCCAAACTGCTTGCTCAGTCAGTATGACTTGATTCGTCAGCATAAATCTCTTGACAATACATTGAAGAATGTTAACGACCCTCGTTTCTTCCATCAGTATAAAGTACATGGCGCACCACAAACATCAAAGTGTCATCAATCTTATTTCCGTCCATATCTCTCTGAAGAAGTTGATGTAGCAACTGGTAAAGCTGGCACTGTTTATCCTTGTGACTCTGTTGTTCTCAATGATGGGTATGCGGTGTTTGCTGAAGAGTATCAGTTATGTCACGCATCTGATATTCTCGATTATATTGATGGTAGAGTTCAACAAAAATTTGATGCAAAGACTCGGTGTACGGGTTGCGTCTTCACAGACAACGTTAATATGTTAGATGATTTTGTCAATGATAAAGTTGACCGTTTTGCAAATTTTGATCAACCGCTTATGCATGAAGAATTTGTTTAATGAAAGATTTACAAATAATGGAAATATAATGGAAAAAGATTTTTTTGATAAGAGTTATTATGAGAGCGGACCACAATCCGAAAAATCATTATACCAAAACTATCGTTGGATGCCAGAACTAACGATTCCTCTCGCACATCACATCATTCAATCAATGGGAATTATGCATGACCAGACTGTAATGGATTTTGGTTGTGCAAAAGGATATCTTGTCAATGCAATGAGACTTCTTGGTATTGAAGCGTATGGTGTTGATGTTTCCGAATATGCAATTAGTCAAGCATTAAAAGAAACGAATGGTTATGTCAAGTCAATTGAACCATTCAGTGATGATTTTCAATATTGTGACCATTTGATTGCCAAAGATATTTTAGAACACATTGAATACGAACATATAGATAAACAGATGGAAATTTTACGGTCGAAGTGTGAGACAATCTTTGCAGTGATTCCTCTTGGCGATGGTAAGAAGTATTTGATTCCAGCATATGAGTTAGACAAGTCGCATCACATTCGAGAAAGTAAAGAATGGTGGCATGATAAATTTAAGAAAGCGGGATTCTTCAATATTAATGTAACAACAGAATTGGGTCCATTCAAAGCGAACTGGGCTAAAGTAAATTCAAAAGGCAACCTTTTAGTAATTGGTTCGTAATAGGAGTTTGAAATGAAAGTTGGATTTGTTGGCGTCGGAAAGTTAGGTAAAGATGCTGCTGAAGTTTTATCAGAGTTTTATGATGTTACAGGATACGATATTAATCCTGTTGATACTACGATTAATATGTCTGATACACTTGAAGGGTGTGTAAAGGATAAAGACATTGTATTGATTGCTGTTCCCACACAACATCATATTGATTATGATGGTCGATATGCTACCAGTCATCTTGAGCCAAAAGATTTTGATTACACGATTGCAATCAGTGTAACAAAGCAAGTTGATCAACTTGTAGACAAAGATACATTGATTGTCATGATTTCAACAATGCTTCCTGGTACTGTTCGGCGTGAGATTGCTCCTCTAATTAACAATGGTCGATTCATCTATAATCCATATCTGATTGCACAAGGTACTGTGAAGTTTGATATGCGTAATCCAGAGATGATTATGATTGGTACAGAAGATGGTTCAAAGACTGGTGACGCAAAGATGTTGTCAGACTTCTATCAGCCAATGCTTCAGAACTCGCCTCGTGTTGAGATTGGTACGTGGGAAGAGATGGAAAGCACGAAGGTATTCTACAATACATTCATTACTGCGAAACTCTGTCTTGTCAATATGATTCAAGATGCTGCAATGGCAGTTGGTCATATGAATGTTGATGTTGTTACCGATGCGTTGAAATATTCAACTGACCGTATCATGGGTCCAAAGTATATGACTGCTGGTCTTGGTGATGGCGGTGGTTGTCACCCTCGTGATAACATTGCACTTCGATCCTTTGCTGAACGTCACAACTTTGGATATGACTTGTTTGATGCAATCATGAAGGCTCGTGAAGAGCAAGCGAATAACATTGCAAAGCATTTTGAGAAAATTGGCGTTTCAAAAGATATGCCATGTGTCGTTTTAGGTTCTGGATTCAAACCAGGGCTTGCTCATCAGCAAGAAGGTTCTCCATCAATTCTTGTTGGATTCTATCTTGAGAAACTTGGCTATACAGTCATATATGACCAAATGCTTGATGTCCCAGCGG